GTAAAGAGGTAGATCCTGCTGCAGTTTCTGCTTTAGATATTCAAGATTATAAGCAGTATTTGTTACATACAGCGAAGAATAAAACAAATGGTAGGCTAAGTCCTAAAACAGTAAATAAAAAAATTGAGGGATTACGTACGTATTTCCGCTTCTTGCATGAGAAAGGCATTATTGCTACTAATCCAGTAGAAAAAGTAAAACCTCAAAAAATACAAAATCGCTCTGATTCAGTCCGCTGGCTAGATCGTAATGAAAAGAACTATCTTGTACGTGTCATGAATACAGTTAGCGAATGGAAAAACAAAGAGCACCTGATGATACGTAACAGAGCACTTGTTTATCTAATGTTGCATGCCGGTTTACGTATTGGAGAAGTTACTAACCTTGAATTAAATGATATTGATTTAGTAAAACAAATTATTTATATACAAGATGGTAAAGGCGGTAAGTTCAGACGCGTTGAAATGAACAAAGATTTATTAATTGCTTTGAAACAATGGTTGGAAATTAGACCAACTGATAAAGGAAATAATGTTTTTATTTCTCAAAAGGGTCCGATGACTACACCGGGTATACAATCCATATTTAAAGAGCTGAAGATAAAAACTAAACTTGAAGATTTAACTCCCCATGCTTTAAGACACACTTTTTGCCATGATTTAGCACAAAAAGGTGTATCATTATCTTTAATAGCAGATTTAGCCGGCCATACGGATTTAAATACTACGCGTATTTATATTCGTTCTAGTGAGGAAGAAAGAAGAGGTGCGGTAGATAAGTTATCAGGAGAAAGATAATGAGTAAAAGGGGGACTTATTTTGGGTTTAGTTGAATTTATTAAAAGTGCTCAAAACTTTGAAAAAGAATTGAGAAGGGTAGCAGTTTCCTTAAGGCCTGTCATTCAAGAGATTAAAGATGGAATAGATGATTGGAAGGTTAAATATGAGGAAAGTTATCCGTATTTAAAAGAAAAAGTAGAGGATATTGCTAGAGAAGGTTGGTTAATCCCACCTAATATGGGCATAATTGAAGTTTTAGATATGGTTGAGGCACAAAATAAAAAACTGTTCTTCGAAAATTTTTATGAGAATTTTTCCAACTATGAAGAAATGAGACAAGATTTGTTGAAGTGGGAGTTAATTGATAAAGGTTTGATGGAAGAGTGCTTTTTTTGTTATGAGAACCAGCAATATAAAATCTTAATTCCAGCTTTGTTTGTGCAAATCGAAAGAATTCTAGCAAGTTATCTAGAAACAGAAAATGTAGGCATAATGCTTTCTAAAGATTTTAAAAAAGAGATAAAGAAAAAAAGAGGTAATAGTATTATTGATCTGCAATTACATGCAGCAAGCGCCTTTATAAAGAAAACATTTAAACCTAGAGATTTTAATGCTAAACGTTTAGATATATCGGTTAGAGCCTGGGTTATGCATGGGAGAGATAGCTCTGAATACTGGACTAAAACAGAGGCTATTAGGTTGTTAAATGTTCTTTATGCACTTCTTTTCGTTACTCAGATAATGGAAGAGTGAATTTATAAACCGGAAAGGATGCTGATCAGTCAGCATCCTTTTTGTTTAGGTAATGTTTTTGAAGGCATTTAAGTTTTGTTCTTTGTCCACGTACTATCAAGATGCACTTTTCCCCCTTTAGTGCCATTGGCGATGTTGATAGTACGTCGAGAGTGAATAACGATAAGGAAGTGATGATATGACAAAAGAACAGAAGGTTATGGAATTTATAAGAAAAGTGGAAGAGCTTGAACGAGAATATAATTTAGTCATTGATTCTGAGTCAATTCATTACAATGTGTTCGTGCAGGACATGGAAACAAACCAGCTATACTATTGGGATGGGGAAAAAGTATAGTTAGCAAGCTGTAAATATATATAACAGGAGGTGTCCTTAATGAAATGGCTAGACCACGAAACCCTAATAGGGACAAGGCAAAAGAGATATGGCTAAATAATCAAGATATTAAGCTCAAGGATTTAGCTGATCAGTTAGGAGAGACAAGTAATACTATCCGTAAGTGGAAGTCCCAGGACAAATGGGAAGAAGACTCACCTGAAGAAGACAAAGTAGTACAGAAAAAGCCTTCTCGTAAAAAGAGCGGTGCTCCCAAAGGTAATAAGAACGCTCTTAATAATCAAGGTGGTGCTCCTAAAGGTAATCAAAATGCGGTTACTCATGGATTTTTCGCTAAGTTCATGCCAGAGGAAACGCTTGAGATTATGGAAGAGATTAAGGAGCGCTCCCCTACAGATATGTTATGGGATCAAATAACTCTTCAATATACCGCTATTATTAGAGCGCAACGGATTATGTATGTTGAAAATCAGGACGACCTAACCAAAGAAGTGAAGAAGGAAAAAGATGAGTACGAGAATGTTATTGATAAAGATGGCAATGACATACAGCTTCCTACTCGTATAGAAAGAGAGTATGAATTACAGTTTGCCTGGGATAAACAAGCTACCTTCTTAAATGCTCAGAGTCGTGCTATGAGTACGTTAAGTAATCTTATTAAACAGTTTACTTCTATTGCTCATGAGAAGGATGAACGCCGCTTAAAGCTTCAACAAATGGTGCTTAATATTGATAAGACAAAAGCAGAAGTCGATACACTGAAAAAAGATGCTGGCCCATCTGATCAAGTAGTTATTCTACGAGATATTAACCGTGTAAAAGAGTTGATAAAGAATGATAACAATAGATCCGATTAAAATACATTCTCAACACTTTTTAGAAGTATGGGTTAAAGCGGTTGGTAATGAAGCTTTACGTTACGTTTGTAAAGGCGGACGTGGTTCCGGTAAATCTACAACAATAGCCGCTATTATTATTGAAGAAGTCATGGCTAATCCTATTACTGCTCTTTGTGTACGAAAAGTTGCTCGTACATTGGAGGAGTCAGTATATGAGGAACTTAAAGATGCTATAGATCGTATGGGTGTTGCCCACTTGTGGAAGGCTTATAAGTCACCATTGAGGCTAACATACAAAAATAGAGGAAATAGCATCATCTTCCGTGGAGCTGATGATCCGGCCAAGATTAAATCCATCAAGGTAAGTAAATATCCTATTGCTTTATTATGGATTGAAGAGGCAGCGGAATTTAAGACAGAGGATGAAATTACTACGATTGAAAACTCTATCTTACGTAAAGAGCTGCCAGAGGGAATAGAATATAAGATTTTTTATTCTTATAACCCACCTAAGCGGAAACAGTCCTGGTTAAATAAGAAATATGATTCTAACTTTGTTTCTAATAATACATTCGTTCATCATTCATCTTATTTGGAGAATCCTTATATATCTAAGGCTTTCATTCAAGAAGCAGAAGAGGTTAAGAAAAAGAAGCCTTTTAAATATAGATGGGAGTACATGGGTGAGGCTATAGGTAGCGGAGTCGTTCCTTTCGATAACTTAGTGTTTAGAGAAATAAAGGATGATGAATTTAAAACCTTTGATAATCTTCGCCAAGGGATTGACTGGGGTTATGGTAACGATGAATTTGCTTTTGTTCAGTGGCATTACGATAAAACAAGACGTTGTATTTACGCGATGAATGAGATATACGGTGTTAAATTATCCAATCGTAAGGTAGCAGAGAAAATGAAAAAGAACAAATTTGATCGTCAACATACAACCGCTGATAGTGCAGAACCTAAGTCTATTGATGAGATGAGACATGAACACGGTATTACAAAGATAAAGGGTGCTAAAAAGGGTCCTGATTCTGTTGAATATGGTGAAAAGTGGCTTGATGATCTAGAGGCAATTATTATTGATCCAAAGAGAACGCCTAATTTAGCAAAAGAGTTTGAGGATATAGATTACCAGACTGATAAGGACGGTAATCCTAAAAATCGTCTTGAAGATAAGAATAACCATACTATTGATGCTACTCGCTATGCTTTTGAGGACGATATGGGCAAAAAACGTATGAAAACAACTAATAAGGCTAAATTTGGTTTATAGGAGGTGAATGGGTAGATGATTCGAATGGATAGTGATTTTCAAGTAACTCCAGAACTTGTACAGAAGCTGCTGGAAATGCACAATACAGAACGAGAAAAGCGGCTTTTGAAGTATTATAAAGGTGAGCATGACATTGTAAATCGTAAGTTTGATGATGAAACAAAGCCTAATAACAAGGTTGTTACAAATGAATGCAAACGAATTACAAATGTAAGTGTGGGTTATTTCATCGGTAAGCCTGTCAGTTATAGTACGACTAAAGACAATAAAGATTATATGGAGCGGCTACAAGAGGTTTTCGACTTAAATAATGAGCAGAAAGTAAATGCCGATCTTGCTAAATCCGCTAGTGTTTATGGTTATGGTGTTGAAGTCCTCTATACAAGTCAATCAATTACAGGTGAACTTGAAATCAGGTTTGCTTTTTTAGATTTAGAAGAGCAAGATATTCTCTTAGTTTATGACCGCTCTGTTGAGAAAAATCTAATTATGGCTATACGTCATTATTCTTACAAAGATGTACTTACGGATCAAATGGTTAAAGAAGCTTACGTATATACTGCGGATACTATTTACCGATTTAGGGAGAAGAAAGATGGAATGGAGTTAGAACATGAAGAGCCTCACTATTTCCGTGAAGTTCCTATCAATGTTTACTACAACCGTGATAATATCAGTGATTTTGAGGATATTGTTACATTAAATGATGCATACAATATTCTTCAATCTGATGATATTAACGAGAGTGAATATACTAACGATGCTTTTTTATTAATAAAAGGCATGATTGCAGATGATGAAGATATTCAAAACATGAAGGAGAAGCGTGTTATTCATGTAGAAGGGGAAGATTCAGGTGTTGAATGGCTTATCAAAAACCTAAATGATACTTGGAAAGAAAACCTGAAAACACGCTTAAAAAATGATATCTATACAATTTCTGCTACTCCTAACCTCTCTGATAGCTCATTTGGTGGGACTCAAACAGGAGAAGCGATGAAATATAAGTTAAAGGCATTTGAGGATAATCGTGCTTCCAAGGAGCGGGAATTCAAGCCAGCTCTTCAGCGGCGTATTCGTCTTATCACAAATATCTTAAACTACTTAAGGAATAATTTTGACTGGCGTAATATCGTTCCTAATTTTACAGCTAACTTGCCTAAAGCGGATTTAACTATTGCAGACATAATAAACCTAGTAGGCTCGAACATTCTGAGCAAAGACAGTTCTCGTGCTGCTATTGGTATTATTGAAGATCCAGCACATGAAGCGGAAAAGGTGCAGCAAGAAAATGAGGATTATATCGATCTAAATACACCAAAAGAGGTGAATATAGACGGTGAGCAAGATGAAGAAGCGCTTCAAAGCAATAAATAAGCTCTTAGATGGGATGACTACCGCTAAAGAGAAGTTAATCGTCAATATGTATAAGAAATGCTTCAATGAAATGTATGCCCTTTTGCACAAACAATACAAGCAGTATCAGACAGACGGTATTTTAACCTTTGAAGCGATGATTAAACAGAATCGTTTAAAGAAGTTTGAAAAGAAAATGATTCAGTTGCTTACCATGCTTAATAAAGATGTTGGTGCTACTATCTATGAGCACCTCCGTGCTGTTAGGCTGCAAGGTTATTACCGCTCATCTTGGATTATTGAAACCATGTCTAAAGTCAAACTTGGTTATAGTACGGTTCCAACAGATGTATTAGAGAAATCAATTGAACATAACTTTACTGGACTAACTTTAAACGACAGATTGGAGAAACAGCGGAAAGAAATCATTCTCAGATTACGCGAGACAGTGACGAAAGGGCTTCATGAAGGGCAAAGTATTCAAAAGATGTCTAGAGCTGTACAGAAGGATATGGGGGTTAGTGCAGGGAAAGCGAATAGAATTGTCCGTACTGAGTCCCATCGTTTAATTGAAAGTGCCAAACATGAATCTGTTAAGCATGCGAATAAAAGCGGCGTAATTATGGTTAAAGAATGGAATAGCTCAGAGGATGAACGTGTGCGCCAGAAGCATAAAGCGGATCACCGTATACTTAATGGAAAGAAAATCTTTGTGCATGAAAAGTTTAAGCAAGGTTTAGGAGAAGGTGACGGTCCTGGTATGATGGGTACCGCTGCACATGATATTAATTGCAGGTGCTTTCTTACTTATGAGATTGAACGTATTGAAGCCAAGACACATGAAGAATTAGCAAAGATTACTTATGAAGAATGGATGAGCGTAAGGTTAAGTGTATAAGTTTTTATTGCGTGATAAAGAACCTACATCAAAATGTAGGTTCTTTTTTTAGACTCTCATACCATGAGGGCTTCTAATTGTTCTTTCTGTTGTTACCCTTGAGATAGATTTAAGATCATTGATTAACATCTCTTTATATTCTGGTTCATCCTTAAAGAAAACAGAAACTTCATCTCTAAGTGCTAAGGCTTCTTCATTAATCGCAATTTGACATGATTCAAGTGGTGCCCATGTGCCTTCATATTTCTTTTTGTATTCGTTAATCTTACGAATGGTTTCTGCCTTGGACTCTAAATGTTTCATTTTGTCACCCTTTCACTATTAATAAAAGCATGTGCTGTATATAGAATATAACAAAATTAAATAAAGAAGTAATTATAAGAGTATTTGTCACTGTATAAGGTGCCTTTTTTTATTGCCTTTTTTATGTCTGTAGGCGCTATAAAGAACAGCATATAAAACAATTTTTATAGGAGGCCACTATGAAATTACAAGCTTATTACGAAAATAAGAAACATTTTGCTAGTGCATTAACTACTCCATATCTTTTACGTTCTAATCTTCAATTCTTCTCTGATCCAGGCGCTGCCGGTAGAGAAGGTGGAGATGGAGGTAATGAAGCAGCGGGAGAAGGTGGTGCAGCTGGTACCGGAACTGAAGGAGGTGATGGTGGAGAAAATAAGCTTTCC